CGGCTACTCAACTATTTCAAAATCATCTGGCGGAAAAAAACCTTGATCTCCATCTTCTCCTATGATTTCATACCAACCATTTTCAACAGATATAACATCGTAAACATTTCCTTTGTGCAATCTGACTTTGTAATAATCACCGTTATATTTTACTTTCATTTTTTCGACCAGCCTTTCACAAATATTTCTTTTGCGCCTACATTTTCCTCATAAAACCAGTGGATAACAGCTTTTTTAGGACCGTCTGCAGCGTCTATATAACCTCTTCCTTTTGAGTGCTGCCAGTTTTCCGCAGAACCACCATAATTTTGAACCAAGAAGTTCTTTACTCTAAGATCGGTTTTAGAGCCTTTTCCTGCAAAAGTTTCAATGTCAGAAATTTTTGTCCCTTCGGTAATTTTAGAAAAGGTTCCGTCCGGCAATTTTACAGGATTACTGCGTAGAGATGTTTCAAGCTTTTCTCTTCGTTTGGCCGCTGCAACGGCCTTAGCAGATACAGATTTATTATAGTCAAAAACCTGTGTCCGATCAAGCCTTTTTGTGCGTCCTGTCTTTTTGCAAAATGCATTGTAATCAGCCTGTTTTTCCCTAATTTTCACGGCTTCTTTTTCAAAGCCTTCTTTGTCTCCGGCTGCTTCCATCATGGCGGCTTTTTGCTTGGAATAACGTATTTCTCTTTCCAGTCTGCGCTGCTCCTGGGATTCCGCATATACCTTGTCATTTTCTTCCTTGTCCTGTTCCGGCCTGTCGCGCGGAATGGATACACCCGGAATCATGGTGATCGGGTGATGCCCGCAGTTGATTCCGAACAATCCGGCCGGTTTTCCATAGCTTGTAGAAGAAATAGGGGAGTAGCGGTGGCGTTTTCCCTCGCCGTCCGTGAAGGTTCCACTTTTGTTGTTCCATGAAAAATAACGGCCCTGATACGGATAGCACAGCGGACGGGCGCCGGAGTGCCTTGATACCCGGAAGATATCGACCCCATAGTCCTCCTGTCTGGTTTTAACGGCTTCAATAGCCGTGTTGTGTACTGTGGTGCGAATATCCATATTGACATAAGCTTCCGGTGACCATTTCCGCCCGGCGCGGTCATAAAATCCGGTGATGCCCTCTTTATGTATTTGTGACAGCGCCTGTCTTAAAGCCTGCTGTCGGCTTTCTGTCCCCGCTATCACTTTTCCGGCGGCGGTGTTCAAAACTTCCTGCGTCGCTTTCATCTGGCGGTCGATATTGACCGTGTTTGCGATTACCTTTCGGTATTGAGCGAGTGTGCTTTCCAGCATAGTGGTATTGACAAGGTTCAGCTTATCCATTGCCTGCTGCTCATAGGCGTTTAGGGCTTGTACAATGCTTTGACTGGCTATCACGTTATCCGCAGCGGCGTTTTGTATAGCGCCTTTTTTTACAGCTTTTTTTAACTCCGGCTCTATGTCTTTTGTCGCCATGTATACGGCGTTTTCTAAGGCGGCAGTGATCAGTTCTTTATTTTGCCCGGTAAGGGAAGCGATAATCTCAACGCTCTCTTTATTGAGCTGCCCCAGCTCGGCAAGCTTTCGGATTTCCCACTGTTCTGTGGAAAGCGTGTGGCCGGAATTGAAATGCTTCCCCATATTAATCAAAAGCGCGTCCACAATATTGCTGTAAACCTGCTCAACCGGCTCCGAAAGCTTTAGAATCTCATTAGGGGTTAATCTGGCCATTTACACACCCCCTATTAGGATTCATCTTCCGCCGCTTCCTCGTCCTCTTCCTTGGCTTCCGGTTCCTCATTTGGATTTATGGCATTGGATTCCTGCCCGGCCTGCTCTGCCATATCGACCATATCCGCAGATATAGAGGACTCCTTTTCGATTTCAACCAGTTCCTGCACAGCCTCTTCCTCAGTATATCCCAGCTTTTCCACCATAAAGCGCTTTTTGCTCATAAGGCCGTTACCTATCAACAGGATTCCCTCGTTGATGTTTGTCTGCCGATCCTGAAGAATAGAATCATCAAAAACAACCTTAGTTTCCCAGCCCCGTGAAGCCAGCGCTTTAATGCTGTACCCGTTCCACTTCATGTCATAGAGGGAAGCAATCTGGACGATGGCATCAATGATTTTAGCGATCGCCATCTTGACTTGCAGCTGGTGGCCTTTGATAGTCTTATAGGTCTTGCTGTTTTCGCTGATCACTTCGGTAGCGGTTTTTAAGCCTGTCGCTCTGTCAAAGGTGAAGGTACCGGCAGAAAATCCAACCTGTAAACACAAAATAGATAGGAATGCGTTTATCGCTCTTTCGTGTTCATCAACACGCAGTTCAATACTGTTATCTTGTATTTTTAAAGAATCAGGACTATCCGTAGAGAGCGCTTCATAGGCTTCATCAGAGGCATCAAAATAGCGCCGCATTTCTCCGGTTTGCGGATCAATTACCGTCCGAATACATTGAGCCGGAACGATAATTCTTTTTTTTCCCAGGCGAAACTCCCGGATAAAACTGTCGTAACAAATATCTAACGCCTTGAGGGTAGAAAGAGCGTTTGCATAAATCGATACGCCAAGGGGAGAGTTATCATCAATGTTATTGGCGGCAGCGGTTCGGTAATAAGCAAATAGGGAAGTGGTTAATCCCTGCATAGAAGTGTTTTCGTTCAGAAACGGATAAATTTCATTAAGTGGGTAGCGAAACCCTAGAATATCCTGTGCTTCCGTCATGCCGGGATTCGGCTGCTTATATTCAGTGCGGAATGCCTCATTGCTTATATAGTAGGTTAGCCCGTCCCATTTATGCCATTCCAGCCGGGTATAATAATAGCCGTCCTTTGCCTCACGGCTGATAAATACGCCGTCCGTAACCTGGGCGTTATCCCAGGCAGTAGGGACAAACTGATCTGCCATGCAGAAACCCAGCCGTATTCCTCCGCTTTCGGGGATTTCATTTCCCGCGCCGTCCCGTTTAACCTCGTACCATGCCTTAATAGCACCGCCGCCTAATGCGAGCACCTGCTCAATATGTTCCTGCATTTTTGTCCAAAATCCGTTTTTTGTTAAAACATCATGGACAAACTCTTCCAGCGGCTGTTCCTCGCTGTCCGATTGACTAACATGCACCTCACATTGTTCGCTCCAGATCAGGCCGGCTAGTTCAGAGCTTACAGCTTTTGCGACGTCCATTCTTTCTAGGTTGCGCCGGTTTCTCGGGTTTTCAATAGTAGGAGCTAGTATTCTGTGCCAAGGACTGTAAAACCCCTTGTACAAATACTTCCAGATAAAAATACCGAAATAGTAAAATTGGTTAAAAGCAGGTACGCCTCCAACCTCGAAAATATCTTTGAACTCTTTTGACAAGCCTGTTTCGGCTCCGGTCTTCTGCATCCAGTTTTTCACCCTCTCTTTTAGTTTTTCCAGCATTGGCTCACCGCCTTATATAACATAGTTTTTATAGAAGTAATTATGAGCGTAACGGGTTTCGTCCATTGCGTGGTTATATGCGTCAACGGGATTGCCGTTGTTATCTACGCAATACATTCCGATCTCCTTTAAAAAATCCAGATGTCCAAACCTGTCGTTTTCAACGAGATAGAAGCGCCCGTCTGAAATACTGCTTTGCAGATATTCAATACCAACCTCAATCCCTTTTCTGGCTCCTTTAATGTCCCTGGCGTTGTTATCCGCGCGGTCTGTATAGTAACCGAGCAGATCAAATTCAGCGCGCAACGCCTTGCAAGCTGGATCTATCTTAATACTGGATTCCCTCATACCCGTAAGCTGGCGGCAGTAGGGAATAAAGCTGCCGCAGATTTCACGGGCCTGTACCGACATTGCTTTTGTGATTCCAACGTCTGTTCCGGAATAATACCACCCGGCGACACGGTATAATTTAAACTGGTTCTGCGTGGTTCGAGTCACCACGTAGCAGCCAATCGAGGTAGCGTCCGAGAGACCGCCGTCACCAGCGAAATACATTTCGATTTTGCTTTCGCTGTCCGGAATATAACTGAGAATATGGCGCTGCGGGTCAAACATGGAATAAATAACCCCTTGCGGGATACACCGCTCGCCGAGCCAGTCGCGTTTGTATAAATAGGGATTCTTTAAACAGGTTTTTCGGATTTCTTCCTTTCTTTCCGGGGTAATAATGGGATTGTCGTCTATGGTCCAGTGGGTCCATTTGGTATCCTGTATGTTGAACAC